CGCATGGCCATGGCCAGGGGAAAACCGAATCCGGCGCGGCGCGACCCCACCCACCTGGGGGGAGGGCATATTGGCAGCGTGGGCCCCACGCGCGTCTAGGCATGCTATTCCACACAAACAACCCCCCCCCCCCTTAAGTACCCCAGGGTAAACCCTAACCCACCCCCTCAATATAGAAACACCCCCCGGTAGGAGTCCCAACCTCCTTCCCAAAACAAAAAATCTTGTGCTACATTCCGCTGCATTCGGCTAACCCCTCGTTGGCTTGCGCATGACAATTGAAATTCCTGTGGAACTCGGCATCGAGATCCCACCTGATACGGACTACGTAGACCTGCGTGAACGCGCAAGGGCAGCGTGCGCCTCTATTAACACGCTGCAAGAGCATGGGCTTGAGGTCAAAGAGACCCAAGCGGACAAAGAAACTGCCGCCGGACTACTGTCTTCTTATGCGGTAGACCCGCAAACCACGTCGGCACAGGTTACACACGCCCGTGCATCGACCCTAACCCCCGCCTCCCTGATCAACATCCGGTCTTATCTGGATGAGTATGGCCGTGCGGTGGTCACCCACGCCGTGGAGTTGCGTCATGCGGTGACAAATCGGCTGATTGAGGAGTCTCAGAACCCCGATCCGCGCATCCGAGTCCGTGCTTTGGAACTCCTGGGTAAGGTTTCGGACGTGGGACTCTTCGCCGACAAGACAGAAGTCACGGTTACCCACCAGTCCACGGACGAACTGCGTGCAAAACTGCGCGAGAAACTCGTGAAACTGACCCGTCCGGTGCAGTTGGGTGGGGAAATCATCGACGTGGACGCGGAATTGGGCCTGGATCCCCCAAAAAACGGGGAAATTCTGACGCCCGAGAGCGAAATCGAGGACTCTGATGACTGAAGCGGTGCTTTCTGCCGCTTTGGACTTCACGCCAGAGGAAGTCCAGCAGATGCTGGACAACATTGACCAGTTTGTTCCTGAAGAGCAGGCCGAGATCCTGAAAATTGCCTCTATTTTGGAGGAACGGCAGCACGCAGCCCGGTGCCATAACGATCTCATCGAGTTCTGCAAGCACATGCAGCCCGACTACAAGGTGGGCAAGCACCATCGGCGTCTGGCTAACCTGCTCATGGACATCGCCGAGGGGAGCAAGGACCGGGTGTGCGTGAACATGCCGCCCCGCCACGGTAAATCCCAGTTGGTGTCCATCTACTTCCCCGCATGGTTTATCGGGAAGTACCCAAACAAGAAGGTGCTGATGGTGTCGCACACCACGGATCTGGCCGTGGACTTCGGTCGGAAGGTGCGAAACATCATCGACACTGACTTGTACCGGCAGGTTTTCCCCACCGTGTCGTTGGCGCAGGACTCCAAGAGCGCAGGGCGGTGGAACACCAACTTTGGCGGCGAATATTTTGCGTGTGGTGTCGGATCCGCACTTGCTGGACGTGGTGCTGACTTGTTATTGGTTGATGATCCACACAACGAGCAGGACATCATCAATGGCAACTTCGACGTGTTCGAAAAAGCCTACGAGTGGTTTACTTACGGCGCAAGAACGCGCTTGATGCCGGGTGGACGTGTGGCCATCGTGCAGACACGGTGGCATTTGGATGATCTGACAGGTCGTGTCACCCGTGACATGGCCCAGAATGAGAATGCCGATCAGTATGAAGTTGTAGAGTTTCCTGCCATTCTCAACGTCCCAAGCCCGTCAGATCCTGACAAAACGATAGAAAAACCGCTTTGGCCTGAGTTCTTTGATCTCAAGGCGCTGTACCGTACCAAGGCGTCTATGCCGGTGTTCCAGTGGAACGCCCAGTATCAGCAGAACCCCACCGCAGAAGAAGCATCCGTCATCAAGCGTGATTGGTGGCAGGAGTGGAAGTCCGAGGATCCGCCCTCGTGCGAGTACATCATCATGTCTTTGGACGCCGCTGCCGAGACTAACAATCGTGCCGACTTCACTGCGCTAACCACGTGGGGCGTGTTCTTCAATGAGGAAGAAGACCGGCACTCCATCATCCTGCTCAACTCCATCAAGAAGCGTCTGGAGTTTCCTGAACTCAAGAAACTTGCCCTTGAGGAATACAAGGAGTGGGAGCCTGATTCGTTCATCGTGGAAAAGAAATCTGCCGGTACAGCCCTGTATCAGGAGATGCGCCGCATGGGCTTGCCGGTGCAGGAATACACACCACACCGGGGTAGCGGTGACAAGTTAGCGCGTCTAAACTCGGTGGCTGACATCGTGCAGTCTGGGTTGTGTTGGGTTCCACAGACACGTTGGGCCGAGGAAGTCGTAGAAGAAATCGCAGGATTTCCGTTCATGACTAACGACGACTTGGTGGACTCCACGGTGATGGCCCTCATGCGGTTCCGTCAGGGCGGCTTCATTCGCCTGCCTACCGACGAGAAGGATGAGATTCGCTATTTCAAAAGTCCGCGTAGGGCGGGGTATTACTGAGGATTCACATGGCTACAAACATTGACAAGGGTCTGACCACGTTGGACCCCGACATGCTGACTGAAGAGCCTGCTCTGGAGATTGAGGTCGAGAACCCCGAGTCCATGAGGATCGTGGCTGGTGGGGTCGAGATTGATCTGGAGCCCGAGGAAGAAACAAAGGGTGACGAGTCATTCGACGCAAACCTCGCCGAATACATGGAGGAGGGTGCCCTGGAGAACTTGGCATCTGAACTCGTCGGTCTGGTGGATGCTGACATCAGCAGCCGCAAGGACTGGGCCGACATGTACGTCAAGGGTCTGGAAGTCCTGGGGATGAAGTACGAAGAGCGTGCAGAGCCCTGGCTCGGTGCGTGTGGCGTGTACTCACCCATCCTCACGGAAGCGGCGATCCGGTTCCAGTCGGAGATGATCACCGAGACATTCCCGGCTCAAGGCCCGGTGAAGACTCAGATCATTGGTGAAGTCACTCGTGAGAACGAGGATGCCGCAGAGCGTGTTCGTGACGACATGAACTATCGCCTCACGGACGAGATGATTGAATACCGGCCCGAGCATGAGCGCATGCTCTACAACCTGGGCTTGGCAGGCTCGGCGTTCAAGAAGGTGTACTACGACCCGACTATCGGGCGGCAGACCGCACCGTTCATCCCGGCTGAAGACATCATCATGCCGTATGGCGCGTCAAACGTGTACAAGGCCGAGCGGGTCACGCACGTCATGCGCAAGACTGAGAATGACCTGAAGAAACTGATGGCTGTCGGGTTCTACCGGGAGGTGGAACTGGGCGAGCCGGTGCGGATCTTCACGGATATCGAGAAGAAGAAAGCCGAGGAAGGTGGCTACACCCTGACCGACGATGACCGGTATCAGGTGCTTGAGATTCATGTGGACTGGGACATGCCCGGTTACGAGAGTGAGGATGGGGTTGCATACCCATACATCATCACAGTTGATCGGGGGTCACAGAAGGTTCTGGCAATCCGACGTAACTGGGAGGAAGGCGATGAGCGACACCTCAAACGACAGCACTTCGTTCAGTACACTTATATCCCTGGCTTTGGTGCTTATGGCCTTGGCTTCATTCATATTGTTGGTGGCTATGCTCGTGCAGGGACCGCGATTATTCGCCAGTTGGTTGACGCCGGTACCCTCAGCAACCTCCCGGGCGGTCTCAAGTCCCGTGGACTCCGAGTCAAAGGCGACGACACCCCCATCGCCCCGGGTGAATTCCGAGATGTAGATGTCCCGTCCGGCACGATCCGTGACAACATCATGCACCTGCCGTACAAAGAACCGAGTCAGGTTCTGGCAGGACTCCTTGAGCGCATCACGGAAGAAGGTCGTCGTCTGGCCGCTATCGCTGACCTGAACATCAGCGACATGTCGGCCCAGGCTCCCGTGGGTACCACGCTTGCCCTCTTGGAGCGCCAACTCAAGACCATGAGCGCGGTTCAGGCCCGCGTGCACGACAGCCTGAAGATGGAGTTCCGTCTGCTCAAGCAGATCATCAGGGACTACATGCCGGAGGACTATTCTTACGTCCCCGTAGGCGGTAACGTCGCAGCCAAGCAGGCTGACTATGACCTCGTTGAGGTGATCCCGGTCTCTGATCCCAACGCCTCCACGATGGCGCAGCGGATCATGCAGTATCAAGCCGCGCTCCAGTTGGCTCAAGGTGCACCGCAGATCTACGATCTGCCCCAGTTGCACCGCCAGATGCTTGAGGTCTTGGGCATCAAGAACGCCGACAAGTTGGTGCCGGTCGAGGAGGATCAGAAGCCCCGTGATCCGATCAGCGAGAACATGAGTTTCCTCACGGGCAAGCCGACGAAAGCATTCATTTATCAAGATCATCAGGCGCATATCGCCACGCACATGGCGCTCATGCAGGATCCGATGATCATGCAGATGATCGGGCAGTCTCCGATGGGACAGCAGATGGGTGCAGCGGTCATGGCTCACATTGCAGAGCACATGGCGTTCGCCTACCGCCGTCAGATTGAGGAGCAGTTGGGTGTGCCCATGACGCCGCCGGATGCCGAGTTGGACGAGAACACCGAGGTGCAGTTGTCACGTCTGGTGGCTCAGGCTGCACAACAACTTCTTCAGAGTAACGTCAACAAAGCGCAGCAGGCTCAGGCTCAACAGATGGCCCAGAACCCGCAGTTGCAGATGGCGCAACAGGAACTCGCCCTCAAGGCTCAGGAGTTGCAGCGCAAAGAGCAGGACTCGCAGCGTGACTTCCAGATCGCCCAGGAGAAGATTCGCCTGGAGCGTGAGCGCATCGCTGTGGAGATGCAGAAGGAGCAAATGCGTCAGGCTAATCAGGCTCGTCAGGGTGACAAGAAGATCCGCGCAGATCTGGTCAAGAACATGATGAAGCCCCGGCAGACACCTAAAACACAATAACTAACGAGTATTCAGTGCGACTTCCTGATGACGGTCTGTACTTCACCATCCAGGCGCTTCGCTACTATCACCAAGACGCTGATCCCCACCGGATTAAGTTCTTGGTGATAGACAACTGCCCCGAAGGGCAGCACGCGGAGTTCAACAAAAACTTTGTGGACAAGCACGTCTGGAACGGGCGCTACATCGCCACGGACAAGATCAAGGGCACTGCGGTACGTGACTTGATTTTTGAAGAGGCCAGCACCGAGTTGGTCTTGTGCATGGACTCACACGTGCTTGTGGAGCCGGGAGGCATCCGCGCACTGCTTGATTACTACGATGCACACCCGGAAAGCGACGACCTGATACAAGGTCCACTCGTCTACGATGACATCTACAACATGTCTTCTCACTTCACACCGAAGTGGGAGCGTGGGCTGTACGGGGATTGGGACAACGACCCCCGTGCAGCAGACAAGTATGGTGAGCCGTTTGACATCCCGGCCCAGGGGCTTGGGCTGTTCTCGTGCCGCAAGCGTGCATGGTTGGGGTTCAACCGCCGCTTCCGTGGCTTTGGGGGTGAGGAGTTCTACATCCACGAGAAGTTTCGCAAAGCCGGACGCCGGACGCTGTGCTTGCCTGCACTACGGTGGATACACCGGTTCGAACGCCCCCTGGGGACTAGGTATCCCAACGTCTGGGAGGACCGCATCCGCAACTACATCATTGGGTGGCGGGAGATCGGACGCCCCATAGACGACATCATTGAATACTTTTCGACCGTCATCGGTAGGGACAAGGTGATGGATGTTGTAGCAGCAGTAGACGCTGAAACAAAGGAGTGAACATGGCCACTGCGTTTTCCGTGGTGTTGAAAGAGATTGAGGAGTCGCGGGAATCCATCGCCCAGGCTCTTATTACTGGTGGTGCTCGGGACTATTCCGAGTACCGTTCGATGTGCGGCGAGATCCGGGGTCTCTCAGTTGCGCATTCCTATATCACCGACCTCGTGCGAAAGATGGAGCAAGACGACGATGAGTGAAATCCTCCTAAGTACCGGCGAAGATGCCGTGCCAACTACGCTGCCGGAGACAGCAGAAGAGAAGGCCAAGCAACTTCCCGATCCTGCCACCTACCACCTACTCTGTGCGCTACCGGAGATTGACCGTGAGTATGAGAGCGGACTCGTAAAGGCGGGGCAGACCCTGCACTTCGAAGAAGTCATGTCTCCCGTACTGTTTGTGATGAAGGTGGGGCCAGACGCTTACGGCGACAAAACCCGCTTCCCCAGTGGGCCGTCGTGCAAGCCTGGGGACTTCGTTCTGGTACGACCCAATACGGGCACTCGCGTGAAGATTCACGGTCGGGAGTTCCGCATCATCAACGACGATTCCGTGGAAGCCGTGGTGGAAGACCCCCGTGGTATCTCACGGGCATAAGGAGGACGTATGCCGCTTGACAAGAATGAGTTCAAGTTCCCTGACGAGAAAGTCGAGGACAAGAAGGACGACGAAGTTCAGTTTGAAGTCGAAGGTGAGGCTGAGGTCGAAGTGGTGGATGACACGCCACCCGAGGATCGTGGCCGCGCCCCCATGAAGGAGCCCCCTGCCGAAGTCACGGATGACGAACTGGCCCAGTATTCAGACGGGGTTAAGAAGCGCATTCAGCACTTCTCTAAGGGTTATCACGATGAGCGTCGGGCAAAAGAAGCCGCGCTCCGTGAGCGAGAGGAGGCTGTACGGTTTGCCCAACAACTCATGGAGGAGAACAAGAAACTCCAGAGTTCCCAGGGCCAAACCCAACAAGCCCTTCTGGAGCAGGCCAAGAAGGTGGTGGCCACGGAAATTGAGGACGCCAAGCGGAAATACCGTGATGCGTACGAGTCTGGGGACGCAGATAAGTTGGTTGAGGCCCAGGAAGCCCTGACCGCTGCCAAGATCAAGGCCGAACGGGTCAATAATTTCAAACCGGCACCTGTACAGCAGGAAAAACCTGTGGTACAACCCGATCCACAGCCGGTTAAGGAAACTGCCCCGGTCGATCCGAAAGCCCGTGCGTGGCAACAAGCCAATCCGTGGTTCGGCGTCGATGACGAAATGACCGCAGTAGCCATAACGGTTCATCGCAAACTTGTAGAAAGTGGGGTGGATCCGACGAGTGATGAGTACTATGACCGCATCAACGGTCGTGTACGGCAACTTTTCCCCGATGCTTTCCCCTCGGAAAAGGTAGCAAAAAAGTCCAACGTCGTGGCACCCGCTTCCCGCAGCACCGCGCCCAAGAAAATCGTGCTGACCCAATCACAAGTTAATCTCGCCAAGCGTCTGGGCCTCCCTCTGGAAGTCTATGCACGTCAGGTTGCGGAAGAATTGAGGAAACAAAATGGCTGAAAATCGAATCCCCCGAGATCTGGATACCCGAGCAAAGATGGAGCGTCCCAAGCAGTGGATGCCACCTGAACTGCTGCCGAGCCCCAACCCGGAGGATGGTTACGAGTTCCGTTGGATCCGTATCAGCACTCTTGGCACCGCCGACCCGGGCCATGTTTCCGCAAAACTCCGCGAAGGTTGGGAGCCTGTGAAGGCATCTGAGCATCCCGAAATCCAGATCATGGCAACTGGGGACAAGCCCCGGTTTCCAGATAGTATCGAGATCGGTGGACTCATCCTTTGCAAAACACCTAAAGAGTTTGTTGACCAACGCAATTCGTACTATCAGCGTCAAACTGAAGGACAGATGCAGTCGGTTGACAACGCCTTCATGCGCGAGAATGACCCCCGGATGCCCGTCTTCAAGGAGCGGCGCTCTGAGGTGAAGTTCGGACGCGGTTAAAACCCTGTTAGGAGTCCAACATGGCTTACCCCTCTGTTGACGCCGCATACGGTTTCAAGCCGATCAATGAACTGAACGGCCTACCTTATGCTGGTGCAATCCGCCAGATTCCGATTGCTCGGAACTA